GCCGAATCGAATTCCGTTGGGCTGTAAGGTAAGCGCTGGACTCGTCTTCCTTACAGTTAAAAGCAGAAATTCGTTTTCCGTTTGAAGGTCCCAATACAACCTATCACGTCTTGCAGCGACTATCGCGTTTTTCAGTGTATAAGTCAACAGCTTTACATTGGTTTTTTTCCCACGGGAGAATGACTGATTATTTTGATATAAGTTACACTGATTCAAAGTGTACGCATCAACATTGTGGATGCGAAATGGTAGTGGTTGGTAAGCATGCGTCAACTGAGGGCTTTGTAGCAAAAGGGTCGGGAAAGACCATCGAGGATAAGCTCATCAGTTGTGCATCGCAAATTTCAGCAGGATTTGTGACTCGAGATGGGGTGCCTAGGAGAAGAGATGGAGATTCGGAAACTGAGTACATAAAGTTGTCAATGAGAAAAGATTGTTGTATGGTACCAGTTAATCCTCCAATTAAGTTCAAGGGTATTTGGCCGGAAAGTAGAGAGATGTATGCGCTAGATCCTAGAATAGTAAAGGCAGTCCAGATGGCTGACGTGTGGGAAATGAGAGAACGAGTACAAAATTCTGCGTTTATGGATTGGTCGTATGTTGCGGACAGGGCATGGAGACAAAATTCTTTTAATAAAGTCTGTAAGGTTCGATCTTCCTATATCGTTAATGGTGTGAAGGTAGTGAAGGAGAAATGGGTTCGATCAAGTGAGGCACAAGGTTATTCAGATATATTAGAGACTGCAGAGGCGGAGGAGATTCCGCGATTAGAGTCTTTAGTAATGAAGTCTTGGTCTACATATCATCAGGTTTTTGGGACGACCCGTGGTCGTCCCCATGTTGTGGCAGCTATGTCGATGCTTTTTCCAAAGAAGTATCCAGATGCATTGCTTAATATGAACCGTCCGACACAAAAAGTTCCAAAGGTTTTTGAGTCTCTGTCAGATAAGGTGGGTCCAGCGATGGATTTGCTCTATCATAAGATGGGGATTTATGAATTTCAAAAAGAATTTAGTAGGGTATCGCTTTCTTCTATGAAAGATATGTACCTAGGTGCGAGTAGTGGGATCAATCAAGGTCCTTCTTTTGTCATAATGGATCCGGAAACGGATAATATGATATACGTTTCGCCGAAGGGGAAAAAATTGGAAGCAATGCCTGCGGATATTGATGCTCTTATTGAGTGGTTTAGGTCAGGAGATGAGCCACCAGTATTATGGAATGTCACTCCTAAGAATGAGAATTTCTTTGATTGGGCTAAGCAATTAGATGACGCAGCATGGGAGAAATGGAAGTCTAAAGTGCGTCTCTTTGTGATTCCTTCATCTATTTTTATTCATGCAGAACGATTAGTTTGTAGGACTAGACATCTCCGGGAGCGAGGAAATGTCATTATAGTCGGCCATAAACATTCGAG